ATTCTAATAACTCTTCTTAACAAAGGATTAACAAATTCAGATTGTAGTCTACCAAAAGAGGAACCTATTTGTCTTGACAGATCTCCCATTCTTTCTGCAACTTCAGTAGCTGACATAGGTGTACCTTCAGGTCTACCCAATGTTTCCATGTAGAGAGCTTTTTTAATATTGTTTCTCATATCTCCTAATACTAATTGAGCTACATCAAATCTACCAGCTGCTGGTAATGCTTGTAATCCTCTACTATTTGGAGCTACAGGAATAAGGCTTCCCGGTACTAAACTAATATTATCTGGGTTAATAACACCATCATCTTCAAAAGTATAGATACCTGAGATACTCATTTGAGCATTTTGTAAAATTAATTCTACAGTTAGGTTTGTTGTTTTGATTGCAGCCATAGCATTAAATACTGGACCACGACCATAAACTTCACCACTGGCTTTGTTCCATCTAAACACAATATAAGGGTTAGAACCAACTCCAGTTAGTTCTGTTTCATAAATCATTTCTTTATCGTTCATACAAACAACACAATACTTGTATCTTTCTTCATTAGGTTTGTCGTATAAACGAAATACACCTTCTACAATTTTAACTTTAGCAGAAGGATGTTCTTCCATTCTTCTTAACATTTCTTCAGACATTTCAGCTTTAGGATATGTAACCATAATTCTGTCATATCTCATTGTTCTTGTTCTAAAGATTTGATCTATCTTTTGGTCAGGACCATTGTTTAAAACAACTCTTGGTAAAGGTACTGCTTGAAAGTTAATAGGATTAATACTATCTCCTTCTTCTACTAATAAAACTGCTGTACCAATAGCAAGATCCATAAATGCTTCATGAACTTCTTGGTTGAAATTAGAACCACTTAGTACTTCAAAGATGTATTCTGTAATTTTATCTAACTGTTCGTTTACTTCAGACTTAGCATCTTCTGGTATTTCTGTACCTGATTGTAAACTAGCCCAACGACCAAATGTAGGAACGATTCCAGCTTGTAATCTTGATGCAAACTCTTGAATACCAACTACAGCTGTTTCGTCAAAGATCTTATCAGTTCTTCTCTCACCAATAGTTTCTTCATAGAAAGACTCTCTTTGAGGCATTGTATATTCATACGCTTCTTCATACTTATCTTTCCAATGATCGAATATATGTTCTGCTTCTTTAAACTTTTTTAAGAAAGAAATAACTCTAGCATCATTGTTAGAGTAATTAACTTCTTCTTGTTCTGCTGTTGGAATATAAGGCATTATCCTACCATTGATCCTCTAATAGTTTTATCTGCTTTAGTTAAGAATGTTCTTGTGCCACTTAGTGTTCCTGTTTCTCCTGTAGAAGCTCCACGATATGATCTCTTATCTCTTTGTGCTACTGCTGTAGAATCAGTAACAGATGTACTTTCAGCAGTACTTGGAGCTGCGCTATCTTTACTTCCTCTATTAGCAGCTATTGATGTAGAAGTTCTATTAGCAGTTTTGTAAAAGTTTTGAACATAGGTTGAATAAGGATTTGTTTTGTTAGAGTAATAGGCTGTTGAAAAAAATGCTGTCATTCCAGTTGCAGCTGTTGCTAACGCACCTAATCCTAATTTAAAATTTTGTTGTGATTGATACATCTCTTTAGAAAGAGGAATTGGTTCTGCTTTTGCAGATTCATATGCTTGTCTAGCTGTTGATTTAAATACTAATCCCTTATCTGTTTGTACTCCTGTAATAAACGATCCGTTTTTTTGCATAGTACCTAAACCTTGAGATGCTAGATATTCATTTCTAGCTTTTTGATATTCAGTACCATACATTTGATTAGATACTGTTGAAGATGTAAATCCTTTTGTTACTACTTGACCAGCTGGTGTATTCATAATATTAGGTCCACTTATACCTAATTTTTCTTGAGCATATTTATCTGCTTGTTTTCCAATAGAAGTATATAAATCAGATTTTACCTGAGTTGCTGTTTTTTTTTGTTTTACTTCACCTTCTCTTGCTCTAAAACTTCCAGCTGAACTTTTTGATGTTCCACCTTGACTACTCAATCTCTTTCCCTTCTGCATAGAATCCTCGACCACCAGCTCTACTAAAGAGAGATCTCATTCCTATAACTCCTTTAGCCATTCTTTTCTTTCTTTTTTCTTCAAGAGCTTCTAATCTTGCTTTTTCTTCTTGTTCTTCTTTTATTCTTTTTTCTCTATCTAAACGAAGCTGCTTTTCTGATTCTGATTCTGTATATTTTGGTGTACCGAATAAATTACCCATAGTTATAGATCTATTTCACGAAAATTTTGTTTTTTCAACGCACAATATAACTGATGTGGTGTAAATATCCACCATTTATTTAATCCTAGTATTCTCTGAACATAAGATACGCAACTATGTTCTTTAATCCAAGAACCCATTATGCTAGGAAATTTAGTTTTTCTAGGTTTAATATCTCCTTCTAGAACCCTACCATTCTTCATTTGAAACATTCTAAAGATAGCATCTATCTTATCTTCTGATAAGACTTCTAGATTTAAATGACCAAATATATACTCCATTAATATCCATACTTTGTTTTCTGGATCGTAAGTTATAACTCCACAATGCTTAAAACCTTTTTTAAAAAACCTAGTATCTCTATGTCCGTCTGTGTTTTCAAAGAAATATACTAGATACCTAGTCTGTTTTGCCATACGGATTTCTTTTTTTTCTTTTGATTATCAAAGATATTCCAAGATCTTGTTTGTATTACACGAGAAGGAGCTGTTTTACCAGCCATTAGGCTTCTACCTTCTCCAGCACCTAGCATTAAATACTGTAAAGCATCATGAACATGGGAATATCTGTTCTTCATAGGCTTATCATCATAGCGATCTCCAGATACTTGTATTCGCCTATAATAATAACCCCCATTAAACCCCTTTTTTAAGTTCATACAGCTATTATTTACTAGGAAGCCAGCCTTTCCCTCTACCATTCTAGTTAAAGCTGCTTCTACGCTCTCTATTCGCAGAGCAACGTCATTACTTGGAGCTGGTTTAGCTCTTAATCCTTGTTGTCTAAGTATTTGAAAAGGTGTTCTTTCATCTGTTTGAACTCTAAAATCTCCAGCTGGATCTCCATAGATCTCTACTTCTAGTCCTCTAAACCTTTTAGCCATTTCTAATTTTAGTAATTCAGTAAATCTTACAATACCCATATCAAAACAAACTAACTCATGTAGGATTAACCACCTACCATCAGCTAACTTCTGTCCGAATACAGCAGCTGGTGTTAATCCAAAGTCTATTCCTACAAATAATGTAGTAGAAAATGGTTCTAAAGGCTCTTTGGAGATATGTACTTCTTCATTCCAGCTAGGATAAACAGGCTTACCTTCTTCAATCGTACCTAATTTATTCATTACATAAACATCTATCCAGCCTTTTGTTTTACCTTTGATAATATTAGGGTAATAAGATTCTGTTAGGTTTCCTTTGTTTTCGCATTTAGGATTATTCTCATATGCTTCTAACTCTCCTTTACTATTCTTCTTCTCTAACATAGCAGAAGGTTGAATATAGAAGCTCCAGTTCTCTGGTTTAACTAACATTAAGGCTTCTTCTCTAGATAAGTGTTCGGGGGTGGGTACTTCTCCAGACATGATAGACCACCAATGATCTTCTTCAGGAGCGTTAGTATCAGCAATAACTCCATACCAAGATGCACCACCATCTCTCATAGAAGGATATCTGCCTACACGCATAGTACAGGCATCAATAATACTTTTAGGTAATTCTCTTGCTTCGTTTACCCATACTCCAGTTAATTCTAATGATAATAATTTCTTGACATCTTCTGGTCTATCTAATGCTAAGAAGATAACTTCTAGATCTATATCAGCTACTTGGATTCTATGGGTGTAAGGAACTGACCATGCAAAAGGTCCAAAGGTATTCTCAGGAAACCAGTCTAACCAAGTTTTAATAGTAGTAGTTTTTAACTGAGGATTGGTATTACGAATAACTGCCCAACGAGATTTTCTTTTCCCGTCTTGACCTTTTTCTTGTTGGATAGCTCTTTTAAATATTTCTACACAACAAGCAACAGATTTACCAGAACCTACTGGTCCTCGTATACCTCGAAAGAAATCATCTTCTTTTAGAAAGTTCTTTAAGGTACTGCCATCTGGTTTGTAGTTGAACTGGACCATCTACTTCACCTTGTCTATGTACTCTTTTAGCAATTTTTCTCTTACCGTTGGACCAAGTGCTTCTATTAATTTGTCTGCTTCCTTGTTGGTCAGAAAACTTTCGGGAAGGTATTTTAGGTGAACTTTTTTTACGATCTTTCTTAATCGTTCTCTCTCTTGAAAACTTAGTGGAAACTGTTTCCTTGTTTCCAGATTCACTTCCGAATCTATGTTGGTATTGTCTGTAGACATCTAAAAACTCCTTAAATAACTTCCAATCTAAATACACACTAGGATTTTCAAAGTCTTTTTTCAAGACTAAAATATCAGCTGATCCTTTCCAATCATCTAGCTGTTTAAATCCAGCACCATTCTTTCTAGCTTTAACTTCAATGGTTGTTCCGTCAAATAAATCATTAACATAAACATCATGAGGAAAGTCCATGATCGCTCCAGACATAGGTTGTCTACGAGCTGAGAAGCCTTGTGCTTCAAATAGTTTGACGATCTCTCGTTCTACTCTAGTTCCTTTGATCTTTGATTTACTACTCAATCAGCATTTCCATTTGCGTAACGCTAATGCTTTACGGGTAGGTCTACCTTTAGAATCTTTCATTGGTCCTTTGACTCCACCCATTCTCGCACAAAATGACTTCCTTCTTTTAGCAGCTTTAGATCCTCTTTTGACTTTGCCTGTAACTGGTGCTTTAAGATTAGCACCTTCAGTTCTTTTGAAATGTGCTCTACCAGCTGCATTAAGTCCACCTTCAGGATTTTGATATTTTTTAGCTACCATTAATTTACTTTTCTATACGCTTTTGTTTTCTTTGCAATATTTTTTGGTTGCTTAGATACTTGTTTACCTTGAGCAGATGCTTTTCTTTTTGCTCTAGTAGTTGCAGCATATTCTGCTGGGCTTAAGGCTTTAATAGCAGCACTAGGTAGATATCTTTCTCCTGTATCACTAGATCGTTTTCCAGACTTGGTTCTCCATTTCTGTTTAGTCCAAGCCTTTAAACTTCTTTGTGATTTGGCTAATGCCATTATTTATATCCACCACCAGCAGCTTTATACTTTTTAGCTAATAGTTGAGCTTTTCTTGCACTCCACTGCCCAGCAGCTGTGCCTTGTACAGAACTAGATTTAATTTGATTAAATAATCTTTTTCTTAGACTAGGCTTTGTATAGTTACCAGCTTGATTAACTTTACTTTTTGCCATATTTTTTTGAGTTAGTCATTTTTTTCCCTGATTTCTTAGCTTCTTTTTTTGCAGCAGCCATTCCTTTGGCTGTGTATGGGAATTTTTTTCCATTTACGTTGGGCATCTTTTTCTCCTTTATGTTATAGTGTTGCAACACTAACGCTTTATGTCTTAACCAGACGAGTTTAGCTTATATCAGCTCTTATCTAGCGTCAATAAAAGATTAATATTTAATTTAATAGATACAATGCACACTAAATGTGGCTTGACATCATAGCTGTTGTGTGGTTTTAGCATTTGTTTTCTTTAATAGATTATTTATATCAGTCGTATGAATAAACTAATCAAAGCAATGAAACGCTGGTTTGATGATCCTGATAGAGATATTAAGGATTTTCTTCAAACAGAATACAAAAAGAACTGGTATTGGGCTTATCGTTATTACAAAGAACGAGGCACATTCCCTAATCAATCCTCAATAAGAGTCTGATCCTAAGAATACTTCGTGTTCATCAGGCTCTTTGAGCCTTTTTCTCCTTAAAAATATATTATTATTGATCCATATACGAAGGATCGACCTTCCAATGGTCTGCACAAACGAAATAATAGTTTCCATATTCTCCTTTCAAAGCGATTGTCCCCCACTGCTGACAGACATAACACACCTTATGCTTCATCTGTTCTTCTCTGGTCCAGTTTAGTATCTGGTCTTGGTTATAGAGCTTTTTTGGACTCTGTTGTTTGTTTGACATCTCTCTCTCCGTACACACACAGTTTTTTAACCCCCACCCCCCTGTTTGTTAGGAGAGATCTATATTCACTTTAATCTCACCGTCTATCTGGTGAGATACTCTATCTGGTGTGCGTAGTCCTACTCTGTCTAGTATATCTTTACTAGCTTCGAGCTGCACATACTCACTGCGTGCGTTGTTGCTCAAATGGACTAACTTGTGTGATGCAGTCACCGCTCCCAGTCCTATAGTTCGTGCCACTTGATCCATCATGTACTGTTGTACCTTGGGGATTCGTAGTGTACGACTAGCAGCTACTCTGCCTCCGTCTTTTGTTGAATATCCAGCCTTTGTTGCCGCTTCTCTTATACTACAGCCTTCGGCTACGATAGTATCGACAAGCGCCTTTTGCTTGGCTGTTAGCCCATACTTGTTGTTGGATAACTCGTTTCCCACCTCTTGTTAGATATAGACTGGGTTTTCCCTTGTCAAGACAATTATAGTAATAATGTATTACTTTAACACTTTGTCGCTCCAATGTCCTCCTCCACCAGCTAGATCCTTCGTCACTCAATGATAAATACACTTCGTGTCCGCTCGTCAGGCTCGCTATTTATCATGTTCGCTTCCTCTGATCTATGTCTGGTTTCGTGTAGGACAAAGTCGCTAACATCCTCACCCCCCGCTCCCCCCTCAAGGGGGGTTACATTGACTCTCATCCATCTGGCTCGGCAAGGGCTTGATTCCCCAATCTGCACCCCTGAGCTACGCACCTATTTATTTGCCTCGCTGTAGATGTATGAGAGGATCTCTCTCTGATTTGTATCACTCCACAGGTCTAACTTGACATTAGCATCCTCTAGCTACTTGCAGTTAGCCAGTTGTCGTGTTTTCATGTTACATTACCACTTATTTCTTGAGTCTCTGCGTGTTTGATCTCACATCCGTTCGCTTGTCGCTAACGCTCCTGATTCGCTTCACTACCGCTGTCGCTATGAGAGATCAAATACTCGATCCTCAGAAAGGTAATATAACTATGAAAACTAACGACAAACTAACTAACATACAAGCACGCAAGAGAGATGCAGTAATGTCTGCATTAGCTGTGGAGTACAAACCAGAGATCGAATTTGACGATTTATTCAACGTTGAAGTTGATCTTAGTTCAGCTATCGCTAGAACTGACTATCGTATTAAAAGTTTGCAAGGCAAACTTGACGAAGTCAGTCAGCGACGAGCTAAACTAGCTGACGCTAACGGCTCTCACATTAACACTCAAAAAGCGTTAATGCAGAGCCTTGAGGTTTTGGGAAGTCAACTCCAAAGATTAGACGACTTAGAAACTAAGTACACTCACTCTTTGGAATTGTTGACTATCAAGCGTTCAGCGCTGGTTGACTTCTTCTCCAAAACCATAGGCAAAGCCTATGTGCCTTACTCAAGTAAGGCAATCTCAGCTGATAAGGCAGCTGAGAAGCGTCAAATAGCAATAGCTTGGCACAATGCTAACGGTCATAAAATTGATCCTTTAGTTAAATAGTTACTAGCTATCAAAGTTTACTTAGATATCTGGGTTTAATCAGCCCAGATATCCCTTGAATTAATGGTGTTGGGGTTATCCACAAAAAAACTGGCTCACTCCGTTCGCCAAAGAGAGAACCGAATGAGGTTAATAATAAAGGAGAAATAAATGATACATACAGTACTAACAAAACAACAGCACGAGGAGCTGTGTGATCTTGGTGGCACATACAGTGATTTATATAAAGATCTATATGGTATGCGACCAAGAGGAATTTATCCCTCAACAGTAGAGGAATACAGAAAGGAGATTAAAAGAGTAGCAGAGTTATTACGAATGGAAATCGAAGAAGAAAGGAAAATAAAAGAAAGGAAAAAGAATAGAAAACCATTCATTAGCAGACCAATAAATAAACCATTTAAACTATTTTATGAAAGGAGTAAATAATGGATATTTTATTTCAACTATCAGTAGGAGCATGGTTTGGAACAGCTATTGCAATCCTAGAACTAAACGTAATCAAACCAATACTGGAGAGAGATTATGAGTTTTATAATATAATGGAACGCATAGAAAGAACCCAGTTAAAAATAGAAATGTTTCAGTTAAAAGAAGGAGATATAATAGATGATAACATTTAAAGCGATCAATAAATATAGCGTTATTTACAATGGTAAGACAATAGACTATTATAAATTGACGTTTTTAAACGGAGATTTCAAGATCTTAACAGAAGAAGATTTTGATTTAATAAAACAGGAGATGATGTGTGATGACAAAAGTAATATGTCCCGAATGTAATGGCGAATGTTATATTGATGACGAGCCATGTCTAACTTGTGATGCTGGATTTATGGAAGAAATAAGTCCAGAAGATTACAACACTTCAGAAACAGATCAATTCATACTGAAAGGAGTAAAAGAAAATGATCTCATCTATCGCTAGACTATCAGGCAAAGTAATTAAGTCTGTAGCAACAACCGAAGCATTTAAATATGCTAAAGGTAGAGCTGTGTGGTATTACCACCTAGCTTTAAACCCTGAGTTCTCAAAGACAATGACAAACTTATACAAGTATAATCGAGTCGAGAGAGAACTTAATCGTGATCGCTTTGATCGCACCGAGAAAAGAGTATTTCATATATCGCCAGAAGGTCATGTATATGATGCTCGTACTGGTGCAATCATAGGCAACATTGATGATCCGAAAGGTAATCAATATCAAACAGAACAGAAAGGAACTATTGATGCAACAGTCGCAGTTTAATCTAGAACTATTACAGTTGATATCTAATTTACAAGATAAAGTTCATAAATTGTATATGACTAATCTTGAATTGATAAAAGCATTGAAAGACAATGATTTATTATCTCCTCAAGAACGTATGCATTTATTAGAAATACAATCACTTGACCAGAAAGGAAAGGAAAATGGGAAAAGTAAAACAACTTAATCAAGACATTCTAGATGATTTACAAATGCGTTCATTATCTATTGGTGAACGCATGATGTATTTAACTAGTGCAATCATCAATGTAGAGATATTGATTAAACCAGAACATAAGTATAACAAAACCGAATTGTTAATACTTAATGGTATACTCAAACAACTTAGATCTTTACGAGATACTGATCGACAAACAGAAGATCATATTGATGAAGAAATACAACGTATGAAAAGTTTATAAATATTTATCTAGTGGGGGATATGCTCCCCCACCAGAACAGAAGGTCTATAATGTGTGATAGAAAGGAATATACATGATACCTACCGAAAGTAAACTGCACATAGCAGATAATTGTAACATTGTCCCCAGTATTCGTGATATTTATTACCACGATTTACAAGCTGGCGACTGGGAACAGATCCCAGATAAGAAAGCTCTGTTCAATGAGGACAAATACATTGCTACTATGAGCAATACATCAGCCGAAAATCTCAGGACTTATCCTGATTTTGTCGGTATGTTAAATCAAGGTCTAATGGAATCTAATTCTTTAGATCTAGATAATATAGAAGTACAAGATGATATCATTGATAATGGTGGTAAATTTAGTCGTTTAATTACATTTAATGGTACGACTACTACCTTTGGCAAAGATACATTGAAGCTCCGATTATGGGCATGGACTGCTTACAATTTACGTTGGGCTGAACAATTTATATTCGGTCCAATTATTGTTTACTGTCTTAATGGCTGTATGAGAGCTGATTGGAAGATCAAAGGTATGTCTAAAAAGAATTGGAATACCAAGACTTCTATTGGTGCAGCTGATATATCTAGAGCATTAGATGCATTTAACCAATTTCCAGAATGGTTTGAGGTTATGGCTAGAAAACAAATCAAACAAGATAATGTTAGATATCTGTTTGAGAATACACTAGCACAGATAGATGATCCAATACATCCTAGAGTGTCGGACTATGCAATGTCAGAACTATCTACTCATTGGGAAACTTACAAGCGTAGATATGGTGTAAACATGTATGCTGTTTATCAAACAGCGACACACTGGGCTACACACCCAGAAGGTCGTGGTCAGCCTATGAATAAGTTTAGATCAAGATCTGACAAAGTAGCAGCTATGTTGCAATCAGAGGATTGGAACACTTTACTTGCTGCTTAATTTATTATATCAATTCTTTATGGAGTATGCTTTAGGCAAGAAATTCTATAAAGAAATTATACCCCAGTTTGTTGCAGCTCGTGAGAAGCTGGGGTATACTCAAGCAACAGTAGATGAAATACTGGGTGTTGCAAGAGGTCTTGTTTCTAAATGGGAAGTAGGCATACGCAAACCGAGTGGTTATTTATTCTGTTGTTGGGCTGATGCATTAGGCTGTCAAATAACACTAACAGAAAGGAAAGATCATGAGGTTAGTATACTATCAAGAGAAACTACATCTTAGTTTAACTAAATCAGAAATAGATGAGCTATACCATGCTAAAGGTAGACCAATAGAGATTTGTATTACATCTTTAATTAGTTTATCTGAAGATATAACTCAGTGTAATTTACAATATCTAAGAGATTTAGAATCTAAGATTGTAGATTTAGTATCAAGTATTGAGAAGTATGAAAAACTTAATTAGAAGGAGAAATAATGATGTACGACAACGATTACTGTGATGAAGATAGAAGTAAAAATATAAATTTATTTCAACATGCAGAAAGTCTGCCAATCTTCAACAAAGGCAGCTATCCAGCTTTAATTGGTAAACTGAGAAAAGCTGCTGCTGCTTATTTAATATATGCAGAAATTTCTAAGATAAATAACTCTATTAAAACTATTAAAAATTTAGTTGATAAATATGAGTTTTCAGATGATTTCTGTAATATTGATGAGCTTAAAGGCTTTAACGATCATTATCCATTTAATAAACCTATTCGTGAAATGACTATTAATTGGTGTGATCTAACTGATTCTCAAAAGGAAGAAGCCAAACAAGATGAAGAATCTAAATGATATATTAGGAAAATATAAACGAACAGTATTAAAACAGGAAGATAAATCTGTCAGCCCAATGGCTGCTAAACAGATGAAACGAGATATGATACTGAGAGCTGCTAAAAAGTATTTTACTTATGAGCAGTATAGAGGCTTTGAGTACTTATATAATTCTCAAAGAGTAGTAGATAACAGAAAAGTTTATCATGTAGCAGAAATGTTATATAATAAATATCGAAAGGAACACCACGAATGGCAACAAAAAAAAGAAAAGAATCGCCAGAAATTCCAGCAGATAAGATCGAAGTAAGTTTTGGTGGCACAGATGCTATCAAGATAGTCGAGGGTAACTGGAAAGATATTTGGTTGATGAAAACTGGTAGATCAGAAAAAGAAGATCTATCAAATGTATTACCAGTGCAAATGGGAATATATACCGAATCATTTAACATTGATTGGTTTGAAAAACAAACTGGATTTGAAGTAACTAACAATAACAAGATATATAAAAATCCAGATGTAGAGTTTCTACACGCAACAGTAGACGGAATTATACATAAGCAAGAAGCAATCTTCGAAGCAAAACATGTTAGTCCGTTTAGTCTGAAGAATGTTGTAGATAAATACTATCCACAGTTACAGCATTATATGCTCGTAACAGGATTAAAGAAAGCATATTTATCAGTATTAGTCGGTAACTTGCAACACAAGATATATGAGATTGAGGCTGATATAGAATTTATACATAAACTATTATATGCAGAAACGCATATGTGGGCATATGTACAAGCAGATGTACCACCACCAGATTATGTAGACTTTCATGCTTTTACAACACAGAAGGAGAAGATCAATGGATTATCAGAAGCAATCACAATATCCATACCAAGCTGGTTACAAGGCACGATCAACTAGCAAAGAAGCAGCTGATAAAATCAATATGAAATATCCAAGACTGATGTTTGCTATTGAGGATGTATATAAGTTTGGAGATAATCTAACTTATACAGCTGATGAAGTAGCTGAACAGCTACAAAAGAATCTCATAAGTGTGAGAGCTAGAATTACTGAATTAAGTAAACAAACAGTTCTAAGAGATTCTGGTGAACGAAGAAAGAACAAGAATAATAGAAATGTTATAGCTTGGATTCACCGAGATAAACTAAATAAACAGAAGGAGATGTTCAAATGAGCGATACTACTAAAAGAATCTGGGACAGTTTTAAACATACTGATCCTCAGTTTACTAAACAATTTAACAAGTTTGGTAAAGACTTAACAACTACTGATCCTATGTATCAGGTCATGAAAATGACAGATCAATTTGGTCCAGTGGGTGAAGGTTGGACTTACAATGTTGAGTATACTTATACAGAGAAAGCTGTATTTGCAGAACTCAAGATAGGTTGGCGTGAAGATACCAATAAAGATTTTAATTGGTACGGTCCTGTTTCAGCAGTTAATCCTTTGTATAATACTAAAGGTACACTAGATGACGAAGCACCTAAGAAAGCTATGACAGATGCTATGACTAAAGCTATGTCGCATCTAGGTATGGCAGCTGATGTATTCTTAGGACTATTTGACAACAACAAATATGTTCAACAGATGAAAGCTAAGTTTGCAACAGCAAACGAATCTAAAGTAAAAGAACTAAAGGTAGCTAAGTAATGAGTCATACATTTAAAGGTGATGATCTTATCAATGTAACTATGCTGCCTGATAATAACATGTACGAAGCAATCTATAGAGAGCAAAAACTTAGAATCAGTGCATGGGATTTGGCTGACGGAATATTTAACACATTAAAGAAATCTAACTTTACTGTTCAATACCCAACATGGGGATATTACAGACTTAACGAACATAGATTCTTTAATATATTAGGAAGGAAACTATATCTTGATTAAACGAAAACTAGAGAACTGGGGATCTAACATGGTGTCAGAATCCCTAGAAGATTTTTATCATGGTTGTGATCATTATGAAACATGCGATAGCGTATTTCATGGCATACCTAAATGGAAAAGATCTATTATCTTAATGACATTAGGTAGAGAATGGTTAGACGAAGAAGTAGATCTAGCAGTCAGAGATTTGACTGATGATCTATCTCAACAAGAAGTAGAACGTAGAATGGAAGGAGCATACTAATGAACTCATACGGAATACATACACAACTAGCTAACAATAAACCTAAACCAAACAAAAGAGGTCAATGGTATTTGAATACAAATGTACCTGAGGAACTCTTTGTAGAAGTAAAGGATTATTGTACTAAGAATAACATTAGTCAGTCGAAGTTAATTAGAACTTTAATAATTAATTATCTAGCTGATTTAGAAGCAAGGGAGAAAAACTAATGACAATTAATAAAGTAATACTAGTAGGTAATCTAGGTAACGATCCTGAGATTAAAATATCTAGTAAAGAAAAGAAGTTCGCTAAGCTATCTGTGGCAACACATGAGAAGTTTAACAATGCTAAAGGTGAACTAACAGAGAAAACACAATGGCATAATGTTGTTGTGTTTGATCCTCGTATAGCTGAAACAGTAGAGAAGCATTACAAGAAAGGTATGCAAGTCTATGTAGAAGGTCAGCTAGAAACTCGCAAATACGAACACAATGGAGAGAATAGATATACTACAGAAGTAGTTGTTCCACAATTTAGTGGTGATCTCAAGATTGTTGGTAAGAAAGAATCTGGTAATACATCTACTACTAAAGATGATCTTCCAGATGATGATGTATCTGACATTCCATTTTAAAAGTTTTGTACTCTCATGTGAACTCCATGGTAACTTGTAGAAATTAGACCTTTCGTCTACAAGGTGAGTTGAGTACAACAGGGGTAGGTTCATGTATCCTCCGCAGCCTACCCCTGAAAGTTTCTAGGAGAAGCTGTAGTGTAAGTGCAAATGAGAAACTGTGGTGTAACTAGAACAGAGTCTGGGTAGTACTCAGGAAAAAAGTAAGCTAAGATGTTTTGAGGTGGGGAGCTAGACCTAACCAATAGATCATTCTATGGTGTTGCCTAAAACTACCCTTTTTTATCCATACAGAAAGATTAAACTTACCGAAGGCAATCATACAGGGAGATGTCTAATTACCCCCTGTATGCTCGTTTAAACCCTATTTTTTCCAGTTCTCAGCTATCTTTTCTCCTGATCTTCCAGCTATGTACCCTCCAACACCGATTGTTAGAAGATTCCACATAGGATCAGGGATTGACAGCTCGATTGATGTACCGAAAATTAGATTGGCGAATGGCATCAAGATGTAATTATTAAAAATTACTATAATGCAAATCCACATAAGTGCTGGTCGCCATGTTGCAGTAAGCCAGTGTTTACTACCAGCTTCTGTTTTAATTATAGATGCAGCTGATTGGAGTTCTTTGCTATCGTTAGTTAGTAATTGTTGTGAAATCTCAGCCTTTAACTTTTCTTTCAAATCTTTATCACCAACTGACTTATCAACAACACCTAACGCAATCTTAGCAATAGGTCCAATAGCACCAAGTAAGTTAATCATCCAAATATTAATCCATATAGAATTAACAGAGCAACAACTGCAATAAATATCTTTGCTTTATTGTTTAGTATGTCCCACTTGTTCTTCAAGCTCGACATCATATTCTTCATCATCTCCATCTTCATCTCCTTCCAGACCAAGTGCTATTTCGCACCTTTCTAGTCTTTTGATTATATCGTCTAATATATCATCAAAGTCCATATTATCTCCTTATAGATATATATTGTTATCCCATGAACCGTTGTTCTTCAACACCATAGGAACGAGGTAGGGTACACCATGTGTTATCACACCACAAGACAATATTGGCTTGGCTAAGTTCACTTTCATATATGCCATAGCTAATGATTTCTTATCTACTAGACAACCTAGTGTCATACCCCAGTTTAAATGAAAGTCATTACCCACATATTTGACTTCTGAAACAGTGTGAAAATGACCTTGTACGCAGCTCATAGATGTTTCTCTACAAGCCTTGGCTATGTCTTTGCAAAACTGATGAGCAAAAACAACTCTCCCTTTGCTAG